GATACGTCCATTGTGTCGATGTTGGTGTAACCAAGAGAATCCAATTCGTCCAGGGTTACGCCAATGCCCTTGGCCCTGAGAAGAAATTCTACTTCTTCCTCAATCAGCGACCACTTCTGAAACGTCCGATCATAGATGATAATCTTATTCGGTCGGCCAGAGGTATTACCAGACCCAGGATATGCCCATGCAATTCTGTTCGTGGTGGGGTCGGAAATACATGACATTCGGTGGTAATAGTCCGGGTCCAGGTCTCCAAGGAAAAACCTGTCAACCTTCCCCGCCCCGATGTAGTTAATGCCTGTTCCGTTTCCAATCAGCTCAATGAATCCCTGAGAAGAAAGAAAATAAACACTATCACCAAGCCTACAGACAGACCCCGGCGATGGGGTTCCAATGTCCGGCATAACCTCGTCAATCTGGAACACAACGGGCGCTCCGATGTAGGACATGCGGAACACCGATCTTTCCGATATGATTATTCCAACCTCGCCGCCGAGTATCTTCTGGATTGCCCCGCCCGTCGTCAAATCGCGGTAATCGGACAGCGTGGAGGTCGATACGGTGTAGTCAGTCTCGTCGCCTTGGGCGGACCATCGAACCCTATTGGGGACGTTTCCATCAGACCCGTCATAGGTATTACCCATAACAACAAAGTCACCGATTACTGTGATGTGCCTTGCCTTAAAGGCGGTCGTTAGGTCGGTGAAGTTCGCCCCGCCGAAGGTAATCTGTTGCGGGTTATCAGCAAAGTTCACCCCGAGAACCTTGTTCTCCCACCTTACAAACTCCCAGTAATCCGTTGAAGCCGTGGCGTAAGTCGTAGCCGCCTTTGATACTTCGGTCCAGGTTAGGTCGTTTTCATTCAGCTCGTAGAGATTCCCGGCATCCCCAACGTACTGGTATGAGGTTCCAGAATTGTCAAACGCCTCAATTCCGCCGATGGGCCTTGCTGAAATCGCGGCAGTTACTATCGAGAGCGCCCCGAAGGGCTGGTATCCAGTCCGCGAGGGGACTGCGTTCGTTACTGTAATCGCCCCGGAACTACCAATATCAGCAGCATCAGGTGTCCAATCTGCGAACTGAATGACGGCCATTACGGAGTGTCCCCATAAGCCCTCGACGTAAGCCGCCCGGCGACTCGTTCTTGCCTTCGTGATTGCGCCAAGGCATCAACGCATGATTTATAGAGCGATGCCCAAACCTCGATTCTGGCGTCATCCTGTAAAAACGGAGCAGCCGCAAGCAAACAGGCGTATAAATACGCATCCGGTGCCCTTACAAGAATCTCGTTTGACGTGTTCGCATCGGATAACGCCGTTGCGGACTTGTGGTAGAGAAAATCCCCGGTGTAGGCGCTGTCGGCCACCTTGTCAAACTCAATAGTGGTTCCAAGGATTGTATAAAACTTGGGCTTGCCGGAGGTTTCAGACCGCAAGCGGGCCATTTCCTCCGGGGCCACATACTGCAAAGGCGTCACCGGGTCGGTCAAAAGCCGGAAGCTAATTCCCTCAAGAAATCCGGTCGGCAAATTCTCCGTGCGGGCATCGACCGTGATTGACCCGGACGAAACAAGCTCTCGAATCCGAATGTCCCGCTTGTGCCTTGCCTCTGCCAAGTCGATGAAATCATCTATATAGGAGGTTAGGTCGTCACGATCCAAATGGCTCGCAATCGCCGCTTTAAGGTTTGAATAGCTATCTAATGCCACGCCTTACGTCCACCCTTCCAGGTTTCAAACGGAACGCCCTGAATTCAGGCGCATTTAATAGCTCATTAAGGGCAGATGCCCCTTTTTCGTTTCTTGGGTTCATCATGTCCCAAAACTTCAGCCCTTTGACCTTGGCCCACTCCTGCAAAACTACAGTGGGAATCTCGGCCATCGCATGGAGCTCACCCTTAAAATCGGTCGTTGCTGAGGCATACTGTGCTTTGGTTCTTTTCAGATATGGCTCAACGTCAACCACGGTTTCAACGGTGATTTTTTCCCTCCCGTCCTCTCCCAGGTGCAACCACCAGTTTTCGGTTGCACCCAGGATTGTTTCGCTTCCTAGTAACTTCACGTTCCAGGAGCCAGTTCCAAGGTAATCATCACGGGAATGGTGTTCGTGGAAGCGCCGTCCGTTTCGATTTCAATAGCCTGGGTGGAGGTAAAGCTGTTAAGGGCTGTCGGAGTACAACTATCAACATCGCCAGCGGCGGAGCTGGTGTATGCAATCGTGATAGTTCCGCCCGTAACGGCAGTGCCGCCAATCTTCAGGGTCAAGCCAGCATCAGCGGTCGCAATGGCCCCGTTAAGGGCCGTGTGAACCTTGACGATCTTGCCGCTGAATCCGGGCGTTACGTAAATCTGGCCCGCCGTCGAAACGTCGGCCAGATAAGCAGTGATGAACACATTACGTTCATCGGGAATATAGGGATAAGCCATTTAGGACTCCTGTTAAGAAACGGTTGCAGAGAACGGGGTGGCTTCGGTGCCGGTTGCCTTGCCGCGAATAACGACATGGAATGAGCCTGAAGCAATATCCGTAACAACCACTTCATCACCGATATACCCGCCCGTGGTAGTGCCGTCGAAGGTCACGGTGTCATCCGTGCCAGCGGCAGCGATATAACCAAGAACGGCGGCGGAGCCATCAGAAACCACTTGCGAGAAGCCCACAAAAGAGTCGGTGGCGGAAGCGGCTTTAATGGTCGTGGTGTTTGAGGTCACAGTGGCACCCAGGACAAAGCGGTACACATTCCCCGTACCAGTCGCGGCGGGCAGGGTTACTGCAATACCAGCGGCTCGGGTCAGGACGATCGTATGGCCTGCATGGGATGCAGCGGTGACCGTCAGGGTTGAGCTAGTCGAAGTCGTCAAGCCGCGATTCGCCACTTCCTGAAGCTCTTTAACGGTGAAGCTCTTGATTTTGTAATCCACAGAAGCATCACCGATAAACAGCAAATCACCCGCAGCAACAGAGGCACCGCTTAAACTCGGTTCTTCGTCAATGTTGTTAAAAGACATATTGAATCTCCAAAAAAAAGGGGGCCGAAGCCCCCTCAAAGGTCCGCTGGGTTATTAGGAAGTGGTCAGGTCGGCAACCATGCCGGACGATTTTTCATTGAGAGCCTTAAGCCCGTACTCACAAAGAATCTGCGTCTGGTCGGAGTCGCCGGTTTTTGCCAGCTCGGTCGTTGACATGTTGCGGCCCGGCATGAATCCCACTTCCCAATACTCAGGGTCAAGTATCAAACAGTCGCGGGAGCGCATAAAGCGGTTGGGAACCCACTTTGCAACGCCAAAGTCGCTTTCGTAGAAGGTGAAAGAGGCATGCAGGGTTTTGTCATCTGCCCGCTGGTCTTTTGAGGCGTTACCAGTAAACGTGGAGGCCACTTGCCGGTTAAAACCCCCGACCATTGCGATGGACGCACTACCGCCAGAGTTCCAAATCTGTTGCAAAACAGACTTAAACTGACTTTCGGTAAATGCGCGTTGGGTGCCATCGGTACGGGCGTCAGTACCGTCACCAGTAGCGTCCGCGCCATCACTGGCAAAGTCGGTATTGGTAATCAGCCACGCCGGAACGCCAGCGGTTTCACGTGCGGTAGAGTCGTTGCCGGTTACCTTTGCGTTATTTGCCAACAGGATAGATTCGATATCCCGCTTAAGCTCTTTGCCGCGCTTCATGACTTGATAGTCATGTTCATCAGAACGGCCAGCGGTATTCACTGCCCTGGCGGTGCCAGTGGTGCGGGCCACCTTATCAGAAATACAGGCCACGTTACTGCGGCGAGTAGTTGCGGTGGACGCGTCAGTCGTTGCGTCATCGCCTTCAATCACGAAGTTCGTGCTGGAGGCAGAAGCCAGCGCGTCTACCTGCCAATCAAAGGTCACATCGTTAATGCGGCCCTTTTTTGCCATTGACAGGAACGGGGTTTCGACCGGGGAAACGTCGTAAATAACATTTGCCAAATCTTCTCGGACGCCAGCCATGTCATTGACGGCGTAGGTATTTGTAGGTTGTGCCATTTTATAAACTCCTTTGGAGTCTGCGTAGAGCTACAGCGTCGTCCATAGACCCTGATTTGCGAAGCCTTTTCTCCGCCTCAGCTATCTTGGCCTGTTTGCCTTGCTCTTGGGTTTGAGGTGCCCCCGGTTTCAAAACTTTGGGGACGGTTAGAACTTTCTTCTTGGCGACTTCGGCTTTGTTCTGGCCTTTGTCAAAGAGCATCGCCTTTCGTGCAAGCACAACCATTCGATGGTCGTAAACCTGTGAAACCTCGTCCTGTGAAAATCCGTTGCCTAATAGAAATTCACCAATGGCCTTTTGTTCCGCCTTGGCTTTCTCAGCGTCTTTCCACTCGGGGATTTGGGAGACAAGTTTCTCGCCCTCTTGGGCCAGCCTTGCCGCTTTTTCGGTTTCCGACTCTCCCGACACAGATTTGGCGTGGTTCTGGTATTGTTCCCGCGCCTTGCCTTTCAGGGATTCGATTCTTGCTTGCTTCTGGCTAAACTCTAAATGACGCGCACTAAACTCGGCCGGATCCTCGGTTCGCAGTTTCGCCCAGTCAACTTTGGAAAACTGTTCGCCTAAAACGCCCTCAGCCTCTTGAATCAAAGTAGCCAGCGCATTGAATTCACCATTCAACGCCTCGCGCCTTTGTGCCAACGCGGAGGTTTCCGCCTTTGACTTTTCTTTGGCATCGGTCAGCCGTTGCTCTGCCGCCTGCTGTATCTGGTAAGACTTCACCAGATCAGTCAACTTCGCTTTGCTAGTCTCGCCGTTGACCTTCACCCCAATATCAAGGTTGTTGAACCATTCGGGGTCATACTCTCCGACTTCGATTAGCTGCTCGATTGAAGAAATGGGTTCTTCCTCAACCTCTACTTGCTCTGGTTCTGCTTTTACTTCCTCGGGTTTTGTCTCCTGTGCCTCAAGGACTTTTTCAGGCTCCTCGACAGGCTCGGTGACCTCTCCGTGAAATTCTGACCCAAAAGCATCTCGGGCCAACAGCGACCAGTTTTTAGGCTCTGTGGTGGGAGCCTGGTTTGTATCTGACATTTAGATTACCTTCTTCAGGATGGATTGCTTGGGTGGTGCAATCTTGATCTTCTGCTCTGCAATTCGACCGTTTTGGATGATCGTCTCGTAATACTGCTTGATTAAATCAAGCGAGCAGATTTGAGCGTGATAGAAAGCCTGAGCGTCCTTGTCGTGTATGTCACAGGTCGCCCAGCTTTTAACAATTGATTCTTTGAGGTTTGAAAATGCTTCTTCGTGCAGTGGGTTATTCAGTATGGCCTCGGCGCGGGCCTTTCTCTCAATCTGTAGCCTAGCCTTGTCCTTTTCCATTATCCCCTCGATTTTGTAAGCGGATTTCCATCAAGTCGTTCTTCATCTGCTCAAGGGCAATAAATAGCTTATCCTCGCGCTGCTCAACCTGCTCACCAAGTTTCCGCATGGCGATTTCATAATCCATTTGCATTTTCTGCATCTTGAGTTGCTGGTCTTGCGCGTCAAGCTCCTGCTGCCGCTGTTGAATAGCAATCATCGCCTGCTGGGTTTCGTCCTGCCGTTGTGGCGCCTGCTGGTCGCCGGGGTCGGTAAAGAACATTCCCGGGTCTTTCAGATTGGCGTTTTTTACATACTCAGCGGCGGTGTTGTAGAGGTTCTTGGGCGTGACAAGTAGATTCATCCCGCCACCGCCTACAATTAGCTGCTGAATGTCTTTAATCGCGGCAAGGTGCATCAGGTTGGTTTCCCTCGCCCCAATTCCTAAACCGATATTCACAGTCATGTCATAGCGAGTGCGCCAGCGGGTCGGGTCAACCTCAACAAACTTATTCCGAAGTCTGACAACCTGTTTACGGTCCATGTGCTTGGACAAAAGCTCATGAATGTGCATAAACAGCGACTTAATGCCGGTCTCCGCAAATACACGGGCTATCGCCTCAATCTTCATGCGGGACATGTCCATTGACTGCCCCATGACCGACTGCTGGACGTGTTTTAACTGGTCTGGAGAAAGCCCTTCCGCGTCGGAGTGAACGCCCGTCCTGTCACGTTTGATCTTGTCCAGGTAGGCCAGCATTTCAAACGACGACCCGGCAGTGAAGGGAACCGTCATCGGCATCCACGCTTCGCCCGGAGGTCTGGAGAATCTTGTAATTCCCCCAACCCTTCGAGTTAAGAGGTCGTCAAGGGTATTGTCAGAAAACGCCCCCTCATAAACCGCATGGCCCGGATTGTTCGTGTGGTACAGGTTGTCAAGGGTCTGCCGGGTCAGGGTGGACGATACTAACTGAACGTCCATCACATCTTCTGCCGGACAGGTGCCGAAGTGCTTATGGGGAAGCGGCTTGGCGCTTAAAACATGGAACGGCTGGGAGTCTGCTGGTTGGTTTTCAAGGATGTTCCCACCAGATTCAAAGACTTGACGGAGTTCCGCCCTGCCTTTCCCCTCATAATCAACCCAGATGTAACACTCCCTCACCTCAATCATGTCTTGTGATCGGTCAGAAGGAGATTCTGAATCTTCATCCTCGGCGTTGTATCTGGCCCGGCTCTCGTCGGTCCTGTTAAGGCCATTGTGGGCGGGTAAGGTATCTACAACCTTTCTATCAAACCCCATCGCCAAAAGGTCAGAACGGGTTATAAGCCGTTCCTGACCGACCATCCTCGCGCATGCCGGGTCCAGCGACCTTGCATCTGACGAAATCCGGTATTCTTCCGGCGGGACGTTCTCAACGCAGTATTTTTTCTGTTTCGATACCCGTTTAACCTGAATATCGTGGAAAACCTGCCCGGTTTCATTGTCGATGGTCTCTGAACGCTCTGTTGGCTCCAGCTCTTCATCGGAAAGCAGGGAAATCAGTTGGTCTTGGGTCAGGTTTGAGTAAGTTTCTGTA